CAAACGAGGAGATGGCCGCGTTCCCCATAGACTTTGACGAATGTATCCACAGCATCAGTGGAAGCATCCTGTGGCGGCAAGTAGACAAGGAATGAGGTGCACGTTTGTTTTTTCTTTACCTCTCCATCTTTATTGCACAACAGATAAGGTGCAGTTCGCAAGATGCACATTGGAAACTTAAAGATCTTTGGCTCGTAACGAATCATGTCAGGACAGTTGGAGAAATACAAACCTTGTTTAATCTCTCGCGCTAACCACGCATGGTACATCCGACGAAACCACACTGCATGGGATGAAGTCAATGAAATAGAAGATGCCCTTGTCATCTTCCAACGTTCATTCTTTTTATCCCAGAAGTATGCACCCGCTGGTGGAAACAAATAAGCACTTCCGTACCACTGTTGGCTATTCAAACCATCATCCGATGGTGTGTAATATTCCGTAGCTTGTACATATTCGTTGGCAACTTTTGAACTTGCAACATCAAGATCAATGCCACCCATCAGTTCATTTGCAGCCATTACAAGGTCAGATGACGTGATAAGTTCAGCGCCTTCATTACGTGCTGTTACGCTACGTACCTTATGTTCACTCATTTGTCAGACACCTGGTTGTAATCAATTTCAAGGTAACGCAAACCCTCATTATCATTGATTACATAACCAGCTTTTTCCGTTGGATCAATCTTCTGTGCAGCTGCCAGGATTCGACGGAATGTTTCTGCTAGATCACCTTCGTTGCTACGTTCACAATCTTCTTGTGCAGCATGCAGTTCTTTTAGCGTCCAAAAAAACATCGAACGTTCTTTGTTCTTTGGTTGGAACACCATCACACCTGGACCTTCCAGCTCCCACATCTTGCAGTATTGCTGGCCCATGTCACCTAGCACTAACTTGATTGTTGCATCAAGCATCTTTGCTTTTGTTTCGTCCATCTCTGGACCAATAACAGAAGCAATTAATTTTTCTCGGCGGTCCATTCTTCTAATAATCCTTGTTTATGAAGTGATTCTATAAGCTTTTGTGTTGGTTGGTATAGTACAACCAATTTGCCTAACACTCCTCTTTTTTTAAGAAGCTTTCCGTTTTCATCCCTGACTTTACTAAACTCCCCAGAACGTATCAGATACTCTGCAACGCAACGCAACCTTCTTTTCAAAGGCAATTCAGCCTGGGGGAATTTACCACAAATTGTATCGGGTTTTAAATCTAAGAAAGCAAGACGCAATCTATTGGCAAGTGTCATGCCAGAGTTAGCATCCTCTTCTTCGTAGCTTTTTAAATTTTGCAGGTACCTCCTAAGGCACCCATCATCAAACGAACCTTCCGGTGGCAAGAACATTTCAATCTGGAGCACCAGAGATTCAGGTAATTCCTGCACATGGTTTTTGATGGTGATTGAATCTATATCGATCCCTTTAAAACGATGTGCCATTACTCAAGAAATTCCTTATCTGGTTTGTATAAGTTGTATGTACCTCTTAGGTTCTTCTCATCTGTTTTTTCATTACGTGCAAATGATTGGACAAGGTAGTTCCAGGGGACACGTATAACTGCTTTTCGTTTTACATCAGGTGATACGTTGACGTAATGGATTCCTTCGGTCCACCCTTTTGACGGATCTTTTCTTCCAATTGAAATCCAGTTACGTATCGTTTGATCAGATACGCCAAGCCTTTTGCCACACTCTTCTGTAGAGATGTATTCATCAGCAAAAGCCTGTGGATTCAATCCATCAGTTTCTCCTGTTGCATAGCGGCTTTGCCACATGGAAGAAAGGACGTTCCTGATACCTTTCAACTCATGCGCAATGTCGGACAGGCTTTTTCTTAAACCGTACTGCATAACTTCAACAACCTCTTTTAGGTGCTAATCTGTGAAAAACCAACCTGGAACATGGAAGAACAAATTCCCCCTAGTCAACCACCTGCTCCCCAGCAATCACAACCGCCAATTACTCCAGAGATGCTGGAGATGCTGAAAGCCAGGGCACGTCAGGCAGCAGTACAACAAACACTGGGTCAAAGAGAAGGGAGTGCATCTATTCCTCCTCAACCGCAACGTGTTGTTTACGTTCGACGTAATTTAACGGTTGCAGAAATCCTCATTGTTATTTTGCTTTCTTGCGGAATTGTAACAGGAATTCAGTGGACTTGGAACTTTGCAACCAATGTGTTGCCACGTATTGAAATTAAGGTAAACTAAATAATCAGCTCTATAATAAAAAGAGAATAGTTAGCAGTGGATAGGTGTCAAATCGACGTATTACCGATTTTCCATCAATTAATGGGGCCGACATTCAAGAGCTAGACCTTTTAACTCTGGTCTCAGTTTTTGAGGTTGACCCCACACTGCGCAACAAAAAAATTACCTTTACCGAATTCAAACAATATTTAAGCGGTTTTTATGCCAGCCTTCTTCCTTCTTCTTACCTGTTTAGCGAGTTGCCTGTAGGCACGCTAGGTACACAAGTAATTGTTACGGATGCAAACTCTCCATCTGTTGGTAACCCTGTAACAGGAGGAGGCAGCGCAAAAGCTTTGTGCTGGTACAACGGAACTACTTGGACTGTTATTGGTAAATAAAAATGCCTTACGGACGTATTAAAATTGACACCGTTATATTTACGGATGGCGGTAGTGATAGATCAATTGTTTTATCAGGTTTAGTAAACCTGGTATCAGGAAGCCTTAGTGCAACAGGCGCACTAAATGTTGATTCTGTTACTGCAAATACGATCTCAGGCACAGATATATCTGGTACGTCTTTAACAGTTGTCACAGCAACTGCTACAACAGGTAATTTTACTTCGCAAGTTTCCAGTGCATTGGTCACTGGTACAACAATTCAGGCAACATCCCTTACCGGTGTGTCTGGTACATTTACAACAGTATCCAGTAATTTTGTTAATGCTGGAACAGGTACTTTTAGGCGGATCAATGTACCATCCGGTACTGTCCAAGCACAAACACTTGAATCAACTAATCAAATTACGGGTTTAGTAGTAAATTCAAATAATGGTAATTTTACAGACACACTTACTGCCGCTACTTTTGAAGCGACAGTAATTCAAAATACAAATAAAATCACGGCAGAAACAGGCATTTTTACTACAAATTTATCGGGAACATTAATTACAGGCAATAAAGTACAAGCAACGACAGGTCATTTCAGTACAACAACTGTTGATGGCCCTTCTACTTTTAACTCTCAACTGACTGTTACTGAAAAACTCACCAGTGCAACTGGTGTATTTACTGCTGTTTTATCAGGACAAACTGTAACTGGAACAACTGCTAAGTTTACGTCAGTAACTGGTCAAAACGGTTATTACACAAATACATTATTTGGTCAAACAGTAACTGGTGCCCAAGGTAAATTTAATACCTTAACTGGTAATGTTATTAGTGGTGGGACGGGTGTATTTAATCAGATTACCGGTCAAACCATCCAAGTTCCTTCTCTTGACTTAGCTTCTGGTAACTTTACAAATCTGTCAGGTGGAACGATTACTGGTAATGCAGGTCAATTTACTACGTTGACTGGCAAAACAGTTAATGCAACTAGTGGCTTTTTTAATTATATTTCTGGCACAACTCTTGACATTCCTTCTTTTACTGTTAATAGTGGTACCTTTACAAACCTGTCAGGACAAACAATCACAGGTGATGTATTAAATGTAACTAGTGGGCAGTTTAATACCATCACTGTTGATGCCCCGTCAACATTTAATACCACACTTACAGTTAATCAGCAAGCAACAATACAAACAGGTGTTTTCCCACAGCTATTATCCGGTGCTTTAGTAACTGGAGATGCAGGCAGGTTTACTAATTTAACAGGCGTTAACGGTAATTTCACTACACAAGTATTTAGCACAACCGTCAGTGGCACAACAGGTAAATTCAATACGGTAACTGGAAATCGAGTAGAAGCGGCAACCGGCATTTTTGGAACTATTTCAGGAACAACTTTACAACTTCCTTCTATTACTACTGATAGTGGTATTTATAATTACTTATCAGGCGCAGTTATCACAGGAAATGCCGGACAATTTAATACTTTTACAGGAAGAGTTGTAAGCGCAACTAGTGGTTTATTTAGTTATATTTCAGGAACCACTATTGAGTCTCCTTCGTTATCAAATGCTTCGGGAACATTTACATTTCTTTCTGGTGGCACAATTACCGGTGATCTCTTAAACGTAACCAGTGGTCATTTCAACACAATTACCGTAGACGCTCCTTCCACTTTTAATACTCAGCTTACTGTTAATCAAAAACTAACTGCGGTAACAGGTTCTTTTACAACCGCGACTGGTGTAAATCTTAGTTTTACAAATATTACTGGTACAACAGGAACATTCACCCAGACAGTTTCTGGTTTAGTAGTAACAGGAAATGCAGGCAGATTTACTGTAGTTACAGGTCAAACAGTTACAGGTGTAAGTGGTAAATTTAGTACTGTTTCAGGTAATACAGTTACCGGAAATACTGTACGAGGCACTTCCGGTGTATATACAAATCTCTCTGGTCAGACAATCACAGGAAACACCTTAAATGTAACCAGTGGCACCTTTGACCGTATTGTTATTAATAATGCATTTAATACGGTAACCTCTGCAACCGGTATATTTACTTCTTTATTATCAGGACAATTAATTACAGGTCATACAGTTAATACAGTTAGCGGTATCTTTGATGCAGTTAGCGTTGGAGCACCTTCTACATTTAATACCAATTTAACTGTCAATCAAACACTAACAGCGGCAACCGGTGTATTCACAGCAATTGAACGTGTCAATGTTCTTTCAGGAGGAAGCGCTGCTTTACCGGCAATTAATATTAGTGGAAGTACTAGAACAAATGGTATTTACAAAGGATCAAATGATTCTTTAAGTGTAGTAACTTCTGGTGTTGCACACATTAACATTAGCCCAAAAGGCTACGTTGGAATAGGTGATAATGTTGATCCTGAACCGTATAACATACTTGCAAATAACTTAGTTATTAGTGGTTCTTCAAATGAAGGTTTAACAATTGTTCCCGGTGAGCTTAACGCAGCTAGCATTCATTTTACTCGTCCAGATAAAGGTGTTAGCGCTGGTATTACAGCTAATCCTTTTCTCAGAAATATTAATGTATTTACAGACGGTTTTATACGAGCCACCATAACTTCAGGGGGTTTCTTGGGCCTTGGTACTACGAGCCCTAACAAAATTCTGCATCTATCAAGCAGCGATCCTATTATTCAATTCACCGATACCGATACTGCAGTCAATTCGCAGTTTGGTATTGTTGGAGACGACCTTTACATCAGCAATGATTTTACTGCGGCAGGGGCAAGTCCTAGTATTCAATTCTGGAATACAGGCACAGAAAGATTGCGTATTACATCGGCAGGGAGCGTAGGTATTGGTACAACCACTCCTGAAACCCAACTTGATATTTCTGGTGGAAATCAAATTATTCGAGGCGATGGATCTACTTCATTCCTTGAAATAGGCAAAGGAGCAACGGGTAATCAATTTGCCTACGTTGATTTTGTTGGAGATACAACATATACAGATTATGGTTTACGTTTAATACGCGACAATAATGGCCCAAATAGCGAATCTAGATTAGAACACAGGGGAACAGGAAGTCTTACTCTGGGAACAAATGAGGCGGCACCAATTAAATTTGCAACTGCATCTACGGAACGTTTGAGTGTAACAAGTGATGGTTATTTACGTTTTGTCAGTGGTTCGTCAGGCGTTCAATTTAATGCTGACACAGCAGCTGCCAATGCTTTAAATGATTATGAAGAAGGTACCTGGACGCCAACAATTCAAGGATCCTCATTACCAGGTAGTGCGACCTATACTGCACAAAACGGCATTTATACCAAGATAGGTGATACTGTTGTATTAACTTGTAGAGTTACGTGGAACTCGCATACAGGAACAGGGCTAATGCGCTTAACTGGATTACCGTATAGCACAAATAACCCGAATTTTGAAGGCGCTGCTTCTATTTATTTTGATGATATAAGCACGATGGCTGCGAATTCTACGCTTGCACTTGCACCACAAGGAACGTTTCTTGGCATGCTTACCCAAACATTTGGACCTTCTGGATCTAGGTTTAATTTAAACATTTCTAATAGCGGACAGATTTTCCTGACTTTTGTATATCGAGCACTATAGAATATTTTTAATCTCTTTAAAACCATGGCTCTCATTAAAGAAACTCTTGTTGACAAAATTGAAATACTTGAAAACAACACTGTTCAAGTACGCTCTGTAACACGTATCCTTGAAGACGGAGAAGTTATTTCTAGTAGTTTTCATCGTCATATGGTCACACCAGAAGATGACTTAACAAACGAAGACCCCAAAGTAGTAGCTATTGTTAATGCCATTACTCAACATGCTCAATAAATTGGTATGATCTAGAGTTATTAAAGGTAACCTAGGCCAATATGACAATTAAACTTACGGATGCTGCAAAATACTTCCAAGAGGAACAGCATCAAATCGAAGCATGGGATTGGCTTGAATCACAAGTTGATCCCAATGTTTTGAATGCATTTGCAGAGAAATATCGAAATAAGAAACAAGAAGATTTAAATAACTGGGACGGCGTATTAACAACTGCAAAAAAAGCTGGTGCCAAGTTCCCAGAATGCGTAGCTGCTCAATGGCGCCTGGAATCAGCAGGTGGCAGGCATACGTCAGGTAAAAATAACTTCTTTGGCCTTAAGGGACCAGGTACTTCAGCAACAACACAGGAATTTATTAACGGAAAGTGGGTAACTATTAAAGATGGATTTCTTGATTTTCCTGATATAGAAACATGTGTTCATTACCTTGTAGATCGCTGGTACAAGAACTTTGGTAGATATGAAGGAGTTAATAGAGCAAACAGCAGGAATGAATGTGCAGAGCTTTTATATAAGGAAGGCTACGCTACTGATCCAGCTTATGCTTCTAAATTAATTCAAATAATGGATGGCAAGCTTGGTACCATCGGAAGAGCTGATGATCCAGATCCATACAACAATAATTTTAAACCTGATAGCCCACTTGACTTTAAAGTAACTCCTAATATTACGTACGGTGAATTAATCCTTCAACAGAAGGAGCGTAAATTCAAACAGCAGCATCAATGCGATACTGCAAAACAACTGTGTTTATTTTTGGAAAAAGTAAGGTTAGCCTTTGGTAGTAAGCCAATTATTATCACAAGTGGTTCCAGGCCGGAACCTATCAACACTCAGGTGGGCGGTGCACCAGGGAGTGAGCACACCTACAGCGAGCCCTCTAAAGGAGCAATTGACTTCTACATCCAGGGTGCAGATACGCATGCTGTTCAGTCCTGGTGCGATGCCCATTGGCCTTACTCCCTAGGCTATGGTGCATCCAAGGGCTTCGTACACGTGGGTATCCGCAGTAGTAAGATACGTGTGCGTTGGAATTACTAAGGTGAAAAAATATAAAGAACCTTACATAAGGGTTAACATTTGCTGGGAAGTTGGAGAAGAAAAAAAATGCGTAACACTTCCAAAAGAGGAGGCGTACGCAACTAGAGATTGGGTAGAAGCAAATAATGGATGCGTCTTTTGGTTCCAGGCATTACCTGATTAACGCTCTTTGGCACGTCCAATATTAAGTGCAAGGAACTCAATTACCTTATAGAGATAACCAAGGATGGTGTCATCTTTTTTGGTAGGAGTCAAAGCACAAATTGCAGAAGCTGCTGCGTGTACAGCAAATGCAACTTCAATGTACTGATTAAGATGTAACATTAGTTTGCCTCATTTCTTTTATTCTACTTTCTCACCTATCAAATAGATACCTTAAATCTTCCTGTACTTCAAAGAAATCAGCCCAATCTTTTTCAGTGGCTTCTGAGATGTTTGACTGTTCTTCTTTTGTTTCTTTTTCTTTTTCCATTTATAAATCGTAAATACGACAGCAAGGA